CTCACCTCTCTACCTGTCAGTGTGACAAACTTTGATTACGAGAGAGATTTAAATGAGAAAAAGTCACAGATAAACATCTTGGATAAGAAGTATATCTATGACTATGAAAGGGAGGTGAGGAAGTACGCTGAGAACCTCCTCCCTACCGCTAGTTTTGTTGATGTATCGGAGGTTGTTCCTCCTACGTATTAGGCGTCAGCCAACTTACGGAAGTAATCCATCACATCTTCATCATCTTCGGAGGGTTGATCCTCTGCGGAGATGGTTTCGTTTGCCTCAACTTTGACTGCATCTGGTTTGAGATTAATGTTCTCGACCTTGTTGAAGTCAGGCTTTGACTTCATGACATCGACTACCCTCTCAGTGCCACCACTGCTCTTCAGGTTCAGGACTGTGTTCAGTCGATCCTGAAGTTGTTCGTAGGTCTTGAACTGATCGGGACTGACAATGTCTGTCAGGGAATATTGACGACCCCAGATAGACTCAAGTTGTGCGTCATCCAGATCTTCCAGAGTGCCTGGTTCTTTGAACTCAGAGGAGTCGTAGTTGGGATACCCTGCGACTTTCTTGGCACGGAGTTTGAAGTCTGCACCTGTCCAGAAGTCAAAGGGATTGATACCTGCACGTCCTTCCAGTTCGTCACCGTTGACAACATCCATGATCTTATCATGAATCTTCTTACCATAACGGAACAGGAATACTTTACCCTCGTTCTCGGGGTTACCAGGATCCTTTACCACGTAGATGTTTGAATAGTAAGAGAGCTTACGCTTCTGCTTACGAACCTGTTCCTTCAGGGACTCATCACCACTGTTCCACAGTTCACGGTTGTACTCACCGAGAGGATCCTTCTGACCCAGTGTGGTCAGGGAGTTCTCGATGTACCAACCACCAGGACCTTGGAAGGCGTGACTGTACAGTTTGGAGAATGGCATGTCCTCGCCATCACTGGCGGGAAGGAATCGGATGACAGCGAAACCGTTACCGGCTTTATCCGTTGTCAGTTTCCAGAATCGTTCATCAACTGAACCGACTCTGGTTGTCTTCTCCAGTTCTTTCTGGAGAGCGCTGAAGGCGTTCTTGCCGCCTTGTTTCATGGAGCTGAATGACATAACTTTAGATTCGATGTATTCGGTGTGCGAGAGTTTTAGGACTTCGGCAATGGTCACAGGGTTGGGCCATCTGTTCAATGGTTATTCTAACATGTTATGGGACTTGAGGTAAGTGGCGATCGCCCATTTGATCTGTTCGTCCGCCTTCACTTTATTGTCCTCCATACCAAAGTAATATGGTGTGTCGAACTCATCCTCAATGATGAAGAGTATCCAATGAACTTGTCCTTCTGGGAACTGATCATCCTTTACCTCCCACGTCTTGTGATAGGTGAGTTTTTTACTCAGATAATACTCTTCAACAGAACTCATGCGAACCTCTTTTTAAGGAGTTCCCTGTATTTAGTAGTGTTTATGGACAGAAATGGCTTGTATTTCTTGACTCGAAAACTGATACTTTCCCATAGAGGATCAGTCAATTTCTTATCCCAATTTTTCATATACCCTAGGATCATGTCGTAGATGATCAGGGTCTCTAGATGAACTCGTCGTTTGATGTAGAGCTTGAGGAGTGGAGGATGTCCTCCCACCGTTTCAAAAAGATTGTTAAAGGTAATCCCCTCGGCATCCATACATTCAACCACTGAGTCAGTATCTTGCTCAACAATGTACCCGAGACTCTGTTGCAGTTTGATAAGTGCCAACCAGCGATCTTTACCAGACTCTCGTATATCACCGATCCAGACTTTCGTCGGGTCCTTTGATAGTATGAAGGTGGCAAGGAGTAGGTTCTGTATCTCCTCCTTCTGATATTTGCGAGCGATTGTTTCGAAGAAGTAGAAGTCATTCCTCTGCTGGTACGTCTCTTCTTTCGCATTGACCTGTCCATTATATTGAAAGAAATCAAACTTAGGGTTGGAGAAGTGTTGCTTCATTGCCAGGTACATCCTGTATACATCGAAGCCGTGAATCATCTTTTTTGCATTTGCTTGATTTCCATGCACCCAGTAAAGCAGGTGAGTGTATATCTTCCATTCCCTTTTATAGGTGGAACTTCATGACGAAGAGGACCATAGAAGATTATACCTGTATTATTATTGCACGGAATGGTATAGTTGTCATAGTCTGCAAAGACAAGATCTCCACCAGTAAATGGTTTAGGTTCCTTATGAAACCAGAGCAATAAAGTGAACTGTGACTTATCAACGTGAGCGTTATAGTATTGTCCATCCTCGTATCTACTCAACATCCAACTATGAACGTTGTTCAATCTCCATTGAGATGCCCACCATGTACAATCGATTTGTTCAACCAACTCCTGGAACATATGCTTACGAGTAAACTGAATGATCTCAGAGTTCGGCATAGCTACATCAAGAAAGATGCCAGAGTTATACTTGAGTGGTCTATTGTTCCCCTCATGTCTAGCTGTTCCTGTGAACTGTGGAGGCAAGAGGTGTGGGTCAAGTTTTGCCAACTCACGCATGCAAGTTTCCCATTCCCCCTTAATGAAATAGTCCTCAAGGAGGACATGGGGGAATGGGTCCATCAAGAACTTAGCTTTCATAACGGCAGTTTACCCTTGGAAGTCTTCTTCATGTAGTTGAGTTCGGTAGCCACGTACTTAATCTTCTCCTTCAGTGGCTTACTGATCAACTTACCGACGCTCTCAATCTCGATCTCATTGTCCTCACAATACTGAACGATGGCATCAATATAATTCATGTTGGTGGTCAACACCAAGTTCTCGATATCCTCAGCAAACTTTTCCTTACTGATAAACTTATTGTTGAGAGCCTCGTCTAGTTCTTTAGGTGAGGGCATTGTGATGTTGAACAAATTGACTAACATAATCTCGTAGTGTTTCCAAGTAATCCATGATATTTTTACGTTCAACAATCTGAACGTCTCCGTTTTCTGCGACCAAGAACACTACTAGTTTCTTGGGTACAACATCAGTCGTCTCGGCAAACATAGCCCAGTATGCTGACAGTTGTACAAAGTAATCTTCCAACCACTCTTCTGGTTTCTCTTTCTCTGATGTCTTGAAGTCAACGATGGATAGTTCACCATCGAAATCACAGATCAAGTCAACCGTACCAGCAAGACACATCTTATGTGAACACATCCTTGTCTCTTGTTGGTAGACATTAGTGATATGTTTTTCAAGGTAGGGTTTAGCTGACTTGAACATCAGTTGTAGAAGAGGAACCGAATACTGTGTCATGGTGGTGACATCATTGTTCGCCATGAACTCCTCCATGATGGAGTGAAATCCAGTACCGCGATTGGTTGCCTTCTTGTTCTTACGATTGGCTTCTTCAACTCCAACCCTCTGTCTCCACTCCGCCCATTTCTTCCTGTTGACCCAGGAGATGACTGAAGTAATAGATGGATAAGCAGTCTGGTCATCAACACCGTAGTGTCGTACTCCTTCAATCAGGAACTGACTTAGATTTTGAAACTTACCCCTGAAGGTATCACATTGTGTAAACATAAATCATTGCCCAGAGGCATGTTTGGCGAGTAGATAGTTACGGACCAGACCAGACCTACAGATATCATCGATACCCATCTCGACCATCTCAAAGTCATCGGGCATGATCTCAAGGATCCTCATGAAATCATGAATTCCATTCTTCTCCCTGTCCTTTACAAGGTCAGTCTGCATTGCATCGCCGCAGAAGACGATACGTGAGTTCTCACCCACACGGGTAATTATACTATCAAGTTCGTGGAAATTCAAATTCTGCATCTCATCAATGATGATAACACTATTGTCAAGTGTCACACCACGAAGGAAAGATGTAGACCAGAACTTAATACTCTCTTGTGCCTTGAGCTGACCATACAACATATCAAAGTCATTGTCATTACCCATCTCGAACATGTATTTCACCATGTTCTTGTATGGGATCTGGTAGAGAGAGGACTTGTCCTCATGGTCACCAGGAAGGAACCCGATCTCTCTGGTCGCCACAAGGGACCGGACAAGGTAGACCCTCTCATAGGCAGGGGTGGACTTCAGGGAGTCGTACAGAGCCTTGTAGAGGGCGCAGAAGGTCTTACCGGTACCAGCACATCCATAGATGAAC